GAGAAGAATTGGTTTTCTTCCCAACCTTCTCTCAACTTTACAGGTTCCATACCTGATGATTTGTACTTACCTGATACTTCTCTTGTAGGTCCCAAACCTGGAAATTCTGTCACGTATCCCACTCCTTTTACTCCAAACATTCCGTCTTCGGTGTAGTGAAGTGGATTGTTAGCTAAGTTCTTTCTTACGATTTCTTTAACTTCGTTTGTAGTTTTAGCTTCGTTCTTAGGATCTTGCATTTCTGTATAAAATCCGTGAAGGAAAGCTTGACCAGAAACATTATCGATATTCTTATCGTCTTTATAATCGAAGTTGTGAGCTAGAATGTCTTCAACTTCTTTTGAAGTTTTCTTTTCTTCAGCTCTTACTTCCTCTGAGATGTTCTGTTTAAAGATCTTAACCCAATCCTGCTCTCTACCACCAGTAACTACTCCACCTGCTCCATTAGCTGATTCTGCGATTAGTCCTTTTCCTTTTAGGACGTTTACAGAATCTTCATACGAAGTGAAGGCATTGAATAAGTTTGGAAATTGAAATTTAGCATTTTTAAGAAAGTGTGCTTTATCTCCCTTTCCTTCTTTAATTAGATTGTATTGTTGTTGAAGCGTCATAGTGCTTTTTCTTTAATTAGTTCGTATAATAAGTTTACTAAACGAGTTTTTTTACGAGTTATTCTCCTCTCTCTTACTAAATCACTAACACGCTGCCTTGCAGTTCGTGCTTCCATTTTAGCTTGCTCTAACTCATTTAATATTTGATCTAGATCTCTCATGCTGATAAATAGTAGTTACTTCCAAAGATCTTTGTAATCCATGGCTTTGGACTTAGGTCTTCCTTTAGGAACCTCGGTGTATCCAAGATTCTTTGTGTAGTAGTTGTGAGCTGTTCCTTTTGCCTTTTTATTAGGATTGTATGCATACCTCTGTGCTACTCCTATTCCTGGTCCTGTTGTAACTCCTGCACCTGCTACACCTCCACCCGTTACGTTAATTTCACGAATAACTTTACGGATGTATTCTCTCAACTTCTGCACGTTATCCATTAGCTTGTTGCAATTCATGTAGCAGTTCGTGGTACTGCATTAGGTTGATAATGTCGTTGTTAGTAACTTGTTGTGTTTTATCTAAATCTTTTGCAAATTTAATTACTTCTTCGAGTTTGATTTTTACAACTTTATTAGATACTTTTTTAATTGTTTTATCAATTTGAGTTCTGATTTCGGCTATTTGAGTGTTGTAGAAGTCTCTGAGCTTCGGTGTAGAGTCGATAGAGGTAATGTACTGCTCTAGTATCTGCTTCTGTTTACCGTTTAATGAAGCATACTTACCATTAAACTTCTCCAGTAGTAGTTTATATGTTAAAATTCTTAAATCCTTATCGTAGGACTTAAACTCTTCTATAACATCTGCCTGCACTTTGGAACTATCTACTCCGTTTGTGGTTAAATGTTCTAGCAGAGTTACTTTATGTTGAACAATTTGATTAGGGTCAGTTAGCTCTGAAGTGTTGTAAACCTCCATTAATACGCTAAATGCGGCTTGAATTTTGTACGTTGGAAGTTTGGTTTTAAACAATTCTTCCAAATTATAGTGTTGTTTAAGCTCTTTGATTAGATTATACTTCTCTCTACGCAAAGCTCCTTTGTTCAACTTCTTAGATGCTTCTATTAAAGTCTCAACTAGTAGATTTGCTTTCGCTTCTGATAGCTTAGATGCTTTTAAAAGTGTTTCAAATAGTTTATATTCTTTTCCTAACTCGGATAATAACTCAAAAAGTATTCCTGTATTCTTGTACTTTGAGTGTTTTATCGTCCCTAGCATTGAAATTTATTTTATATAAATATATCTGTATATATCATTCCCTAATCTGACGTTCATCTAAAAGTCCTTCTCCTTTGTGATCGCTTTCAAATACTAACGTCTTCTTACTTAGATCTATACTTTCTAATAACTTTTTATTTTTAAAAAACTCCCCTTTTGTGCTTTCCAAAGCTAGTGGAGATCCACCTTTATAATCGTGTTTAATTGGATTACTTTCTAATCCTGTGTCTTTCATACGAGCTACTCCAAGTCTATCCTTACCAAAGTTATCGTCCTGTGTGTTTCTATCTGTTATGTTTGTAACAGGTCGGCCTAAAGTTGGCTTCTCGTTATAGTTTAACGGTACGTTTGCCGCTTGATTAGCGTCGTTGCGGTCTTTGCCGTAGAGGGTTGCCAAATCGTGAGGTGTTCCATACGATCTACCTGTTTCCATTGGATCGTTACCCTCATTCATAATCTGATTAAGACGGAAGGCTCTCTTCTGATCTTCTCTGATTAACTCTCTATACTCATCGTATTGATCCTCACTAAAATGGAACACATTATCGTAAACCCAGTCAGATGGAAGTAGTTTTTTATCTAGAATATCTCCTGCTAGTGCTACTTTTTCCTTTAGTAGAGCAATCTTCTCCTGATCATAAATAATTGATGGAGTAGTCATTCCTAATTCGAAATTAGTAAGAGCTTCTCCTGTATACCCTTGAACGTATAAGTGTATTAATCCTATCTTAGTCAGTTCCGATACAATGATTCTTTGAAGTCTTTCAATTGTTCTTGCAAAACGAATATCTTGGGATGCCAGAGTTGCTTTACCTTCTAAATCTTTCTCATATCCCATAAATGCTTTAGGGACCTTCAATGCTGCAAATAGTTTGTCTCGTAGGTATGCAACGTCTTGAATGCCGTCGTAGTCAAGTCCCTTTGTAGTGTCGATCTTGGTTGCGGAATCGTTACCTCTCACTGGGATGAAGAAATCTTCCATCATGTTCTGCATGTTGAACTTGAGGTTGTACTCTCCTGTCTGTTGGTCAACGTGAGGAGTTCTCTTCATCTTAGAGATTGTCTTTTGGATGAATCCGTCAACTTCTTGAGGCGGAATACCTCCTACGTTAATATAGAACACTCTCTTCTCAGGTGCTCTAACAATACGATGCACTAACATCGCATCCTCCATCAGAGTATACTGTTTAAACAACTTGCGAGCTGGTTCGATGTATGAACGACCGTAAGGTAAAAAGTTCACATCGGATAGTAATCTAAAGTGAGCCATTTCGTAGTTGTCAAAGTAGATTGTATTGGAAGTTTCCAATGCAGTTTGAACACCTCCATAATAGCCTGAGCTTCCTCCTCCGATTCCGTCCGGATCGAATTTGAATCTTACGGCTGATGGATTGTTTTTGTCAAATCCTTCTTCTCTTACAATATTATAAGGTGTATAGGGAATTACGTTGTATACTCCAAACTTTTCAGCAATTTCTAACTTCAAAAAGAAATCACCATACTTACACATCTGTCTAATCCATGACCATAAATTGAACTCAATGTTCATTACATCGTAGTATAAGTTGTATAGGAGTTTTTGAATAGTCTCATCGGAGCTTCTGATTTGCAGAACTTCTCCCATGTCGTTTTTCAAAGTAGATTCATCAGCAAGTATGTCTAAAGCAGATGCAATGATCGCATCAGTATCCATTGCTTCATAATCTGAATAAAGTTGAATTCGAAGAGTCTGATAGTTTATTGCAGGGTTGTAAACTGGAGCTGCTCCTGTTAGATGGAGTCTTGTAAATCTATCGTACAGAGAATTGGTTTCAATCTGACCTGAAAGTTGAATTGAGTTAATATCGATAACCTTTAGTTGGTTACCTCCCACATTCCTAACTATAACATCAGTTGAGAATAGTCTTTTTAATCTACTAAATACAGAAGTATCTGCCATTGGTTTTTGTTATAAATATACTACATAAGTTGTTTATAGACAACTCAAAACAACCAACGAATGTCTTCCTGCCCTCCATTGACGTTCATCTGGTATGGGTTTTGTGGTGTGGCATCGTTGTAACTCTTAGGTAGAAATGTATCAACTTTAGTCATGTTATTAAACATACTCCTACCCATATCCCAACTTTGACCTCTATATCTGAGTGCTGTGTCTCTTGTATATAATCCTATAGCAAAGCTCATAACTAAGTCATCATTGTATCCTGATAATGCTTCTGCTCTTCCGTTCTTCCAGATGAATACTCTCATCTCCTCTAACAGTCTTTTAGATTTGAAGACAACACTACCCTCTCTTACATACTCTTCCATCTTAGCTATAATCATTGGACGAGTTTTAGCTGAGGTAGTGAATCCTGGAACCATCTTAGATGGATCTTCATATGCGTTTATGTAGGTCTCTACTGCGTTCTGCTCTCCTTTAACTGTGTAGTGTAGGTTGGCATACCCTAATGCAATTATATCCTGTACAACCGCCCATCCTATATTTGCATTCTCCACTACAAGAAGTGCTGAATTGTATTCTGTTGCTATTGCTGTTAGCAGTTGAGCGTATTCTTTTGTTGGTATTTGCCCTCTGTACTCTGCTACTTGTGTGCATGTTGCCAAGTCCATTACGTGAAAGGCTGAGTAATCTTTCCCATCTCCTCTTGCTACGTCAGCATGAACCATGTATTGCTTACTCCAATCTACTGGTTCCCATACCCAAAGGTTTCTATCCATCCCTCTACGTTCAATTGGATCTTGAATCATAGGCATGTACTGCTCTAATACTTCGGATGTAAACACTACATCTCCTGATGTATCGAAGTTGCAGTCACACTCCTGTGCTGCCATTCGAGGTCCTAGTAGTTTATCCTGGGTATCTCTCCATGATTGATCCCTCTCTGGATGTACACTCCAAGGTAGTCTGATCGGTAAGAAGTCGTTTTCTCCTGATTCTCCGTCTACCCATGTCTTGTGAAACCAGTTACCTGCTCCATTTGGAGTTGATAGTACTACTGCTCCCCCACCCGTTGCAAGTGTTTGCTGTGCAGAAGCCCATATTTCTCCAATGCCATCGATGAAAGCAGCCTCGTCAATCAGCAATAACGACACAGCTTCTGTACGACCTGCATCGGATGCAGCTGATACTGCTTTGATTTGCGAGCCGTTTGACAGTCTTAACGACAGTTTATTGTTCTCATCTGCTGCTACTTTAAGCCAAGAAGGTAGGTGTTCATACATAAAACGCACCTTAGTAACCATATTCTTAGCAGTTTCTTGCTTAGTTGCGATACAAAGTACGTTTTTATCCTTATGGAATAGCATTAACCATAGGGAATATCCTGCACCAAGTGTAGAAATTCCTAACTGTCTCGACTTCAAAACAATATTATACTTATTATCTTTCCATAAATTTAGTACTTTTCCTTGGAAAGGGTACAGATTAAATAGAATTCTACCCTTCTGTGGGTGCTGAATATAACAATATTTCTTCATAAAATGTGCTGGGTCTTGTGCACATTTGACGAATTCTAGGCGTATTGCCTCTCTTAAATCTGGTTGACTCATAGGAATAATATCGCCAAAACCGTTAAGGCTACTCCCAGTCCACCTGCCCAATTACGTTGAGTTTTGTACTTTTCAACGTCGTTTTTCAACCCAGTTACTTGTAAATTCCGTGTAGAATCTGCTTTTTCCCAGTTGGAAATTTGTGTTAGGTGTATATTTTGGTTGCTGTCTAGCTTGTGAATAATGCTATCATTGATGTGTTTTATTGTAATATAATCACGAATAACACTATCTTTTGTTAAAACTTCTTTCTTACATAGATCATATCTTTCTAAATCTTTTGTAATTTTAACTACAATAGACTTAGGAAGTAGTATTAAAGAATCACTTGTACCTTTCTGTGAGAAGCTTGGTAAGCTCATCAGAAGACAAGCTATCAATACGCTTAATTTTTTGTTCATAATCT